CTTGAAGAATGTTTTGTTCGTCAGGTAAGAGCAACTGAATGTGAGGCGGATGATTTAATAGCCTACTATTGTCAGATTGCGAAAGAAGAATCAAAAACAATATTATCGGCAGATAAAGATTACTTCCAACTGATTGATAAACATACATCAATCTACTCACCAATTTCCAAAGTCACATTTAAAAATGGTGATAAAGTTAAATTTGGTGATACTGAATTTCCACACTATAACGTATTGACTCTTAAGATATTAACTGGTGATAAATCAGATAACATCAGTGGTATATTAAGGTTGGGTGAAAAGACCATTGTAAAATACTTTCCTGAGATACTTGATTCTATGATAACTTTTAACCATATTTTAACAAAGGCTGAAGAACTTTTATTTCTGATGAAGGTAGGTTACTTGTTGAACAATATTATGCCGACACTTTAGACCCTGAAGGTAGGGGTTACAAAAATCTAATTCGTATGATGACAGAAGATGGATTCTTCAAATATCTCGGTAAGAGTGATGATGAATTTATAAAATTTATACGACCTTTGATGAAATTGACAAGAAAAGAAAAAAGACAACACAAACAACAAATAGAAAAATAAAAAAATTATGAAAGAAACAGATGTAATTAAAATGGAGTTCTTGATTACCTTGAACAACAACATCGTAATCCAACGTTACTTTAACGTAAGAGATTACAATCCACAAGCTCGCAGTTCTATGGAATTGTATCAGTATCTAAGAGACTTTGTAGAAGGGTTTGAGTACGGCCAAAAGATGCGTTCGGTTGTATACCTTTTGGAAAACAAAGACGAAATTTTGGAGAACCCAAGTATCTTGCAAACATCAAATACTGAGGGTCCAGAAACATTTAACTTTTTAATAAAGGTAGGAGAACAGACAATTTGTCATAGAATTTTGGACGCTAAATTGTTCCCACCTAAAATAAGATACACCGTAGATATACGCCAGCAAGTAAAAAGTGTATTAAAGGATTTGACTGACATTTTTTCCGATGAAAATTTTGTTACAAGTTACATGAACTATAACTTAATCTAATAGTATTTATCAAAACTAATAAGGAAAATTTAATTATGTCAAACAAGAATTTTGAGTATCTAGGTAACACGTTTCAACTACAATTATTAAATCAGATTATCTTAGATAAGGACTTCTCACATTCTATTATTGATGTAATTGAACCTTCACACTTTGAAAACAAATATTTCAAAACACTTCTCCAATTGGTGAAAGAGTACTATGTAAAATATGATTGTACTCCATCATACGAAACACTTTCACAAATGGTAAAAAGTGAGTTCCCACAAGAGTTGATGTTGAAAATTCTAAACGACACTATCAAACAGATACAAACTGCGTCAACCGAAGGTGCGACATTTGTACAAGAAAAATCATTGAAGTTTTGTAAACAACAAGAACTTCAAAAGGCAATCACCAAATCACAAAAAATACTTGATAGTGGAGAATTTGAAAACTATGACAAACTTGAAGAACTTGTAAGAAGTGCTCTCCAAGTAGGGGAAAATGGAAATAAAATTGAAGATGTTTTCCAAAACTTGGAAGATGTTTTGAATGAAGATTTCCGTCACCCAATCCCAATGGGGATTACGGGTATTGACAAGTTATTAAAAGGTGGATTAGCAAAAGGTGAATTGGGTGTAATCTTAGCACCAACTGGTGTAGGAAAAACTACAATCCTTTCAAAAATTGCAAACACAGCATTTAATAACGGTTACAATGTTCTTCAGTTATTCTTTGAGGACAATCCAAAAGTAATCCAACGTAAACACTTCACAATGTGGACAGGTATACCACCTGATGAACTCCCATTACACCGTGAAGAAGTTCTTGAAAAAGCACGTCAGGTCAAAGAAGAAATGACCAACAAATTGTTCTTGAAAAAACTACCTTCAGACCAATTTACAATGACTCAAATCAAGAACATGATTAGAAAGATGGTTGCTGATGGACATAAGATTGATATGATTGTTTTAGATTATATTGATTGTATTGTACCTGATAGGAATATGGGAGATGAATGGAAAAGTGAAGGTTCCGTTATGAGAGGTTACGAAGCTATGTGTCATGAACTTGGCGTAGTGGGGTGGACCGCAACACAGGGTAACAGAAGCTCTATATCTTCTGAGGTTGTTACTACCGACCAAATGGGTGGTTCTATTAAAAAGGCACAAGTTGGACACGTTATCATTTCCGTGGCTAAAACTTTACAACAAAAAGAAATGAATTTAGCAACCATCGCAATTACCAAGTCTCGTGTGGGTAAAGATGGGGTTATCTTTGAAAACTGTAAGTTCAACAACGAATTGTTGGAAATTGATACTGAAAGTTCTGTTACCTTCTTAGGATTTGAAGAAAAGAAAGAAGAAAAGAACAGAGATAGAATCAAAGAACTAATGGAAAAAAGAAAAGAGCGAGTACAACCAAATAACTTTAACTAATAAAAAAAAATAGTATTTTAAATAAAATGGACGCATCACAAAAGATATTGTCGGACCTAACGGTTCACATGAAGTATTCAAAATTTATTCCTGAGTTGGAAAGAAGAGAAACTTGGGAAGAGCTTGTAACAAGAAACATGAATATGCACATTAAGAAATACCCCCACATCGCAAGTGAGATTGTGGACGTGTATCATTATGTGTATACTAAAAAAGTATTACCTTCAATGAGGTCAATGCAATTTGGTGGTAAACCAATTGAGATTTCTCCAAACAGAATCTACAACTGTGCTTACCTTCCTATTGACCACTTGGACGCATTCTCAGAAACAATGTTCTTGTTATTGGGTGGAACTGGAGTAGGGTATTCAGTTCAAAAACATCACGTAGAAAAATTACCTGAAATTAGAAAACCAAACCCAAATAGAACAAGAAGATTCTTGGTTGGTGATTCAATTGAAGGTTGGGCTGATGCAATTAAAGTGTTAATGAAATCTTACTTTGGTGAGCATTTGTCAACACCTGAGTTTGATTTTTCAGATGTTAGACCAAAAGGAGCTCAACTTGTAACATCAGGTGGTAAAGCACCAGGTCCTCAACCATTGAAAGATTGTATCCACAAATTGAAAGGTATGTTGGACGCGAAAGAAGATGGTGAAAGATTATCATCAATTGAGGTTCACGATATGATATGTCACATTGCAGACGCAGTTCTTGCTGGTGGTATTCGTAGAGCGGCTTTGATTTCATTGTTCTCGGCTGATGACAACGAGATGATTGCTTGTAAGTCAGGTGCTTGGTGGGAAACAAATCCACAAAGAGGTAGAGCTAACAATTCAGCGGCTTTGGTTAGACACAAGATTACAAAAGATTTCTTTATGGACTTGTGGAAAAGAGTTGAAGCGTCAGGAGCAGGTGAACCTGGTATCTACTTTACAAATGATAAAGATTGGGGAACTAATCCATGTTGTGAAATCGCTTTGAGACCAAACCAATTCTGTAACTTGTGTGAGGTAAATGTTTCTGACATTGAATCACAAGAGGACTTGAATAATCGTGTTAAAGCGGCGGCTTTCATTGGAACACTTCAAGCGGGTTATACTGATTTCCATTACTTGAGAGATGTATGGAAACGTACAACTGAAAAAGAAGCATTGATTGGTGTATCTATGACAGGTATCGGTTCAGGTGTTGTATTGGGTTATAACATGAAAGAAGCTGCGAAACTTGTAAAAGAAGAAAACGCAAGAGTTGCTGAGTTGATTGGTGTTAACAAGTCGGCTCGTACAACTACTGTAAAACCTGCAGGGACAACATCTCTGACATTGGGAACATCTTCAGGTATCCACGCATGGCACAATGATTACTACATCCGTAGAGTCCGTGTTGGTAAGAATGAAGCAATCTACCAATACTTGGCAATGTATCATCCTGAGTTGGTTGAAGATGAATTCTTCCGTCCACACGACACGGCAGTTATTTCAGTTCCACAAAAATCTCCTGAAGGAGCAATTTTGAGAACAGAATCTCCATTCCAATTGTTGGACCGTGTTAAGAAAATTACACAAGAGTGGGTAAGACCTGGTCACAGAACTGGTTCAAACACACACAACGTATCTGCAACAATCAGTTTAAAAAATGAAGATTGGGAATTGGCAGGTGAGTGGATGTGGGAAAACCGTGACTTCTACAATGGTTTATCTGTATTACCTTATGATGGTGGAAGTTACATTCAAGCACCATTTGAGGATTGTACAAAAGAAGAATACGACAGATTGTTCGCTAAACTACACACAATTGATTTATCAAAAGTTGTTGAATTACAAGACAACACAGATTTGAGTGGTGAATTGGCTTGTGCTGGTGGAGCTTGTGAAATCAAATAAAGAGAATATAAAAACACCTACGGAGGGGGGGAGTGAACAACTTTCCCCTTCTTCTTTTTATATTGAAGAAGGAAAATATGTCTTTACTGAGGAATTTCATAAACAAAGAGGTTCTTGTTGCGGTAATGGTTGTAGACATTGTCCTTATTTTCCTAAATACAAAAAAGGAAATACAACTATATTTATAGATAATGGCTAATGGTAAAACATATGGGTTAACCTTCCCCTTTGTAACTTCTTTCAACGGTAAGTATTTGGATTTGTCGGATTACTCTGCTGAGGAAATCCGAAGTAATTTAATTCACTTGTTATTAACAAGAAAAGGTAGTAGATATTTTTTACCTGATTTTGGTACTGGATTGTTGGAATACATTTTTGAACCTTTGGATGGACCAACATTTAAAAATATTGAATCTGAAATAAGAGATTCTGTACAAAAGTACATGCCTCAATTACAATTAACAAATATTAACATTAGTGCTCCAACAGGTGAAGCTGCAGGATTAACAGCAACTTCAACAGGTGGTGTTACTGACCCCCAAATACAAATGACAAATCAAAACGTGACTGAATATACCGCTACTGTAAGAATTGATTATGCCATTTCAAATGATGTATTTAACACTAAAGATTTCGTAATCCTGAATATTTAACATAAATGGCACAAAGAAAGATATCATATACCGTTAGGGACTTCCAAGCAATTCGTCAGGAACTTATCAATTATACAAGGACTTACTATCCTGAGTTGATTGATAACTTTAATGATGCTTCAGTTTTCTCTGTGTTTTTGGATTTAAACGCAGCCGTAGCCGACAACTTACATTATCATATTGACAGAAGTATTCAAGAAACTGTTCTTCAATATGCACAACAACGTTCATCAATTTATAACATTGCAAGAACATATGGATTAAAAATTCCTGGACAAAGACCATCAATTGCTTTGGTGGACTTTTCAATTACGGTTCCTGCCTTTGGTGATAAAGAAGATGAAAGATATTTGGGTACTTTAAGACGTGGTTCACAAGTATCAGGTTCAGGTCAGATATTTGAAAATTTATATGATGTGAATTTTGCGTCTCCATTTAATGCTGATGGATTTCCAAACAGATTAAAAATACCAAACTTTGACGCTCAGGGTAATTTGATTAATTATACAATTACAAAAAGAGAAACAGTTGTTAACGGTATTACAAAGGTATTCAAAAGAGTGATAACACCAAATGATGTTAGACCATTCTTTGAATTTTTCTTACCAGAAAAAAACGTATTAGGGGTTTCATCTATTATTCAAAGAGACGGTACAGCATATTCAAATGTTCCTACAGCACAAGAATTCATGGGTGCTCAGGGTAGATGGTATGAGGTACCGGCACTTGCTGATGATAGAGTGTTTATTGCTGACCCTTCAAAACCATCCGATGACCCAGCAATTAAAGTTGGGACATATATTCAAACACAAAATAGATTCATTACTGAATTTACACCTGAAGGATTTTTAAAGATTACTTTTGGTGGTGGAACAAACACGGCTGAAGACCAACTTAGAGAGTTTACAGCACTTGATGTTCCATTGAAGATTCAAAGATACCAAAACAATTCAATGTCTTTGGGTTCAGCTCCAACTGCCAATACAACAATATTTATCCAATATAGAATTGGTGGTGGACAAGCAACCAACTTGGGTGTAAATACAATCACTCAAATTGGAGCAGTTGATTTCTTTGTAAATGGTCCTTCAGATATTACTATTCATGACTATGAGGCGATTATTAGAAACATGCCTGGTGAGTTTGGTGCTCCTGCCAAAGTATCAATTACAGAAAACAACAATAAGATTAATGTTCAAATATTATCATATGATGCTAGTGGAAACTTAACATCTGAAGTATCACAAACATTAAAGAATAACTTGGCAGAATATCTTTCAAACTACCGTATGATTAACGACTACGTTACAATTGGAAGTGCTGAGGTAATTGACTTGGGTGTTGATGTATCTGTTGTATTGGATGCAACTCAAAACCAAGGTGTTGTTATATCAAGTATTATTGATAGGGTTACAACTTTCTTTAGCCCTGCTGTTAGAGGATTGGGTGAGAATATTGTATTGGCAGAATTGAATAGAATTATCCAAGACGAAAATGGAGTGTTAAGTGTTACCGACATTTCAATCTTTAACAAAGTTGGTGGACAATACAGTTCGGCTCAAACATCAATGCCTTATTCAGATGACGCAACTAAGAAAATCAGTTTGGTAGACAATACAATCTTTGCACAACCAAATCAGATATATCAAATTCGTTTCCCAGCAAAAGATATTGTTGTTAGAGTTAAGAATTATCAAACAACTAACTTCTCATAATTTATTTTATTGAAACATAAACTATCTTTTATAAAATAGTGTATAAACTATTTATGAAAGAAAGTAATCGGAATGTCCAAAACGTATAGAATTCGCACACAAGTTGGTGTTGATAGACAAGTCAACATTGAAATAGACCAAGATTTTGAACAATTGGAGATATTATCTCTGAAAGTTAGGTCTGAAGAAATTTATACAAGAATGTGTGCCGATTATGGTGTTGTAGTTGGTCGTGTTGTTGCCAATGGTGGTTATGGTGTTCCAAATGTTAGATTATCTGTATTCATACCATTAACCGATGATGATGCCAATGATGAAATTATTTCATCTCTTTATCCTTATAGAAATGTTAATACAGATGTTAACGATGATGGTTATAGATATAACTTATTACCATACGTACAACAACATACAGGACACGTCCCAACAGGAACTTTTCCAACAAGAGAAGATGTACTTACAAATCCAGCCTTAATTGAAGTTTACGACAAGTATTATAAATTCACCGTCAAAACAAATGGTAGTGGTGATTATATGATTATGGGGGTTCCAATTGGAACTTATACTTTGGTTATGGATATGGACTTATCTGATATCGGTCCTTTTTCTTTATCACCACAAGATTTAGTTAGAATGGGTAGAGCAACTGCCGACCAAATTGATGGTGGTACTTTTAAGAGCTCAACAAATTTATTTGAATTACCACAGATTGTTAACATTAATCAAACAGTAAATGTTGAACCATTTTGGGGTCAACCTGAGATTTGTCAGGTTAGTATTGCACGACATGATTTTGATTTAAGAAAAGAGGGTATTGAAATTAAACCAACATCCATATTCATGGGTTCTTTGGTGACGGGAATTAATGATGAATCAATTACCAAAAATTGTAAACCACCTAGAGACATGGGTAACCTTTGTAATCTACAAACAGGACCTGGTGAAATTATTGGTATTAGACAAACAATCTATCAAGATACTGATGGAAAACCAATCTTAGAAAGGGCAACATTACCAAGAGGTGGTAAAGTTATTGATGCCGATGGTACTTGGTTAATGGAAGTTCCAATGAACTTGGACTATGTGACAACAAATGAATTCGGGGAAACAATTTTTAGTAAAGACCCAAGCATTGGTATTCCAACAAAAGGAAAATATAGATTTAAAATAAAATATGCTCAACCTGCTAATTTTGAAACCAATGAAATTAGAAGAGGTTATTTCTTGGTTCCAAACATTAAAGAATATGGTTGGACTAATTCAACGTCAGACCCATATTATTCTGTAAATGTTTTAGGTACACCATATAAACAAGTGTTAGGTTCATATTATTTTGGACTTGATTGGAGTGGATACACTAATCCACAAGACGCCATTGAATGTAAGGATACTTTTTATGAGTTTCAATATAATAAAGTATATACCGTTGCCGGACTTATTGACCAATATAAAAAAGGAACTAATAGGTCTAAATTTATTGGTATTAAAGAAATCACGGACCCATCATGTGCTAGTGAAAACAATAGATTTCCCGCAACAGATGGTGTTAGGAATTTTGATTTCTTTGTGTTCTTAGTTAATAATGTAATACTACCATTAAACTCAATATTTTTAATAGTATTGACACCAATACTACACGTATTATCTATTGTTTGGGAAATACTAAAACCATTAATTGCTTTTATATATGGTTCATTATTATTAATAATTTCTGGTATTTGTAAATTTATTAATTGGTTAGGTGCAGATTTAGATTGTCCTGAGTCAAAAAGTTTTAGTGATATATTTGATGTGTTAGGTAATCCATTTGTTAAAATAACATTACCAAATTTAAGTTATCCTGATTGTCAGGCTTGTGATTGTACACCAGAATCTGTACCAGCGGATAACGAACAAGCATCATTAGTTAAAAATGCGTCACAACAAAACTCAACATCTTTAAATGCTGATTTTTTTACAATATCAAATTGGGGTGTTGAAATTAATGAACATAAAGAAGTTTTTGCTGGACAAGCTAATGACAATTGGGCAATTAGAACACCAATTAGAAACGTAGATAAAAATGATTATGACTTTATTGACAATTTACCACCATGGGAAGTTATTAATAAATTTAACTTAAAGTCAAAGTACTTTGATACTGATAGGTATGCTGGTTCAAACAGAATTAAAGTTCAAATTGAGCCAGGAATTAACCCGACAAAAAACCACTTTGATAATATCATGGCGGTTTTTGTTGACCCAAATACTGAAAGTTATTTCCCATCAGGTAAGTTAATTTCTTTTTCACAACCAAACTTATCAAAAGACCCAAACTTTTCTGCTTATACAACAGGAGATTCAACAGGTATTACAGGTACTACAAATATTGGTGGTAGTATTGTGGTAAATTACGCCAACCCATCAAATTCAACAAACCTACAAACGGTAACTTATAGTTTATCAGGTTCAACAACTGGTACTACTAAAGAATATAGATTTCCGACAGATATAGAATATTTTCAAGTAATCACAGGATTAACTTATAATGACTTTATAAGTCAAAATTCAAATACATTATCAACTAGTTTATTAAAACAATTACAACAACAAATTAAATTATACCGTCAAGATGGTAAAGAAGGTGAAGACACCTATTCAAATTATCTTGGTCAATGGGTTGGTGGTAATCTTAATCTAATCTTTATGGTTAGAGGTGTTGACCCACAAAGTGGAAGAAAGAAAATTAAGTATGATTTATCAAGAATTTTTGGATATAATACCTATGGTAATAAAATTGTTGAAGGAGAATTCTTTTTAAATATACCCGTTCAACCAGGTCTTAAAACTGTACGACATAATTTATTAACTGCAAATACTGATAATCAAAATGGTCAATATCTTTATTACCCATCTTATCAGTATACTGCAGGAACACAATATTCGGCATATACAACAACTTTACAATCTTATTATTCAGCGTTAGACACATCACAAATTAATAATTACTTACCAACAACAAGTAATGGTAATAGTTTATTGACTAGTGGTAATAATGGTATGGTTAATGCTGGAACCCAAGGTCAATTATTGGGTTATAGTAATACTCCCTCAGGAATTGCTTATAATGGAATAATAATTTAAAACCGCAATATTATTACGCACCATCTTGGGCTAGATACAGTCCAGGCAAAATGGTTGTTTATAGTAACCGAATGGTTATGAGAGCGGACAGATTACCAACAGGTACCGTATTAAATACCGTAGACAATAACGCATTTGCTTGGCAAGCATCAAATAGTTTAACATATAATTTTTATAGTGATAGTGGAAGTGCTGAAACCGTAGTTCCTGTACCAAGTTTTTCTTTTGGTGATGCAACAGGTGGGGCTGATGTTGTTACAGGTGGAACAATGAATAAGGTATTAGAGTCGTTCTCTTGTGCTGGTATGGTTGACTTAAATTGTTATCAAGGTATTGGTACCAACTTTACCGTATTACCGGCAACAAATGACTGTAATACAAATCTTGGTGGACCTGTAGTAGTTAATGGTTGTTATAGTATTGTCAATAAACCATTAGTTTCTTTGTTTGGTAGAAATAATGACTTTACATTGATAGCCCAATGGGTATCAAGATTTAGACTAACATTTGCTATTTGTAGAGGTGCCTTATCACATACATTTGTAAATGCTTGGGTTAATGGAACTTTATTTGCGTTCCCATTTGAAAACAACGTATTCTTTGATTCCAATAATAAACCATATGTCAGAAGTGTTAATCCACTCAATGGTAATGTTAATTATACTTTCTGTGCTGATGTTTTAGTTTTTGACCCCGAGTCAAGTAACTATTACTACCGTTCAAGTCCTTGGAATGGAAGTGATTTTATTGGTAAAGATTCACCAACAAACAATAGTAATGATGTTAATAAAAAAGATTTCTTGTTTCCAACAACAATTCTTGACTTAGGACCAAAATACATTTGGACTAAAGATGTTAACTTATCACCTGATTACTATGGATATCAAATGGACAATCTAACGGCAACAAGTTGGAGTAGTGAAAAAGACTTATTACAATTATTTGTTATATCAAGATTAGTAAATTCAAATTACTTAAGTCAAATTTTTGGTGTTAGTAATGGTTCTGTGGCTTCTTTATTTAGTAGAAACGAAGATAGGGTTGATGGTGATTATGCTCAGATGTTACAAATCAACTCTCAATATGGTATAGTACCATTTACTGCTGAGAATTATGTTGACGACCCAAATACTACTTCAGACAATCCAATTTACGTTGATGGTGATTCCAAAGGTAATCCTGTATTTGGTGTGTTCTATAGTGGATTCACACAAGAAAGAGATTTGATATCACCGAGGAGATTGAATAGAAACTTAACGGGTAGTACATTAATAGCTGACTACTTAGGAACCAAATCACAAGAGGTTCCATTTTATACTTGGTACAACAATGGTTGGGGTAGTCCATCACAACCGTCAATATTTGGTAATCAAGAAAACACTTGGTCTAGTTCTAAATTTACATATTCGGCTTACAAACAAAAATACCAAAGTATTGATAGATTAAACGCACCTATGTTTATCGGTGGAAACCAATACATTCAAAACCGTACAGGATATATTTTCCAAAGAAACGCTCAGGGTGGAAACGAACCTGTAATTCTTCCTGGTACATTAAATCAGACAACATTAACAAGTGCTCCTTGGTACTTTTATTTTGGATTAAAGAAAGGTGCATCTGCAATGGATAAATTTACACAACTTTATATTGGAATATCAGAATGAGTCAAGAAACAGATTTCATAGTAGTTAAACCTGATTTAAAGTTTAAGTCAGCTCCTGAGGCAGATATAACTCTTCAGGTTGGTATTAATCAAACTCAATCTCAAGTTATTGAATATGATAGAACTGTATCTGTTAACTTGGCAACATTGTTTGATGCTGAAAGACAAAAGGCGACAACATTCAGACCAACAATTAAAATTTCTTATATCTATGAAAACAATTTGGTTGGTCATACCGATTATACTATTTTTAGAGATAGTTTATTTTATGTAAATCCTGAAGTTTCAATTATCAATGGTATATGGAGTGGATTACCATCGTTCCAAGAATTTGAATTTATTAGAACTGATATTGATTCATTACAATTAGATTTTGTTACCAAAAGTAGTTCAACATACAATTGGAATATTGTTTTATCATATCCATATGAAAATGACTACAATGTTCAGATGCAGTATTATTATCAAAATGGAACATCACTTCCAGCTTGGGTGTCAGGTGATGGAATACCATTTAAGATTACAACAGGTTCTGATAATGGAATGCCAATCATACAATTTGTGTGTCCTGTTACACACGGATTAACTATAGGTCAATACGTTCAATTATCATTTAATTATGATGACATGAATTTATTCCAAGTTAGTAGTTTGGGAAACAACACAATTGGTTCAGATGCCTACATATTCAATTTAAATAATGTTGGATACACAGGTAGTACATTTGCTGCGGGTGTTACAGGTGTGTTTAAAAGAATTGCCGATATTAATAACTCAGGGGAAACAATGTCAAGGTATTATGTTAGAAAACATAAGATTATAACAAATCCTCACGATTCAATTATTACAAGAAATGGTTTTGAGTTAAACCCATTTGATGATGGTGCGATGTATCAGTTCTCATCATTAACACCAAACAAAGTTAGTAGAATTGCTAACTACCAAAGTTCAAACACGTACAATACAACATTTGCTCGTGACTTTGAATTATTAACTCAATTAGACAACAACAAGAAACCTTTAACACAAATATTTGCAACATTCCAAAATGTTGGGTACTTTGGTTGGTTTAATAGATTAAGACGTGGTTGGAAAATGAATATGACACCAAATGAAACAAATCCTTGGTGGGATACAACAAATCCATTATCAACCGAAGATAATCTTACATCAGGTTATACCAAAACACAAAATGGTGTAACATATGATTTTACAGTTAACCTACCAAGATATAGTGGTGATACGATGTATGGTGATTGGTGTGAGTGGAATGATTTTGAACAAACCGAAAGGGTTATCTCTGAATATATGAACAAGATAACTTATAATCAAAAGGCATTTACAATACCATCAACTGCTAGCACAAACACAAGTGGTTTTTATTATCAAGTTCATAATCCAATAACATTAAGAGTATTTTCAGATTATGTTGAAACCGCTCAACCAGTTGGAATTGAAGATATTCCAAACTATGCTTATTTCAGTAACAATAACAAATTATGGTTATGGAGAGATATTTACACATATGGTTATGTTGATAATTTAGGTAGGGGTGTTGAATTTCCATATTTAAATAATGCTCATTACCCATTCCAAAATATACCTTTTAGATTATACCCTGAAGGTGCGTCATTTGACATAACAGAATTGTACCAAGTAGTCCCAGACCCAATCATAGATGGATGCGAATAAAGTAAGAATACTGTTTGATAATCAAACAAAATTTTTGAACATTCCTTTGGAGCAATCTTGGGATATGTATGGACAACAATTGGACCTTGAAAAATACGAGGAAGATGTGTTGGAAAAAATTCTTAACCCAAATGATGACTTTGAGGTTACAAGATTTGACCACCAAACTTATGATGTAACAAAGACATCAATCAATTATGATTTTTACTTGTATGAAGAAGATTCACAACAATGGTTAAATTCGTACCAAGCAAAATTCTCAACAAATCAAATATATTACTTTGAACCACCATTTGATAAATCTTTTTGGAAAATAGATTTTTATGATAGTCCAACACCAAGAACACAAAAATCTTATTTTACGGTAATACTTCCCGTTCAACAAGGATTAACTCAAGCCACGGTGTTAAACAATACAACACCAGTTACAATTAGAAAACCAAAATATGTTTTGGATTATATTGGTGATAAAGAAGGTTTCTTCCTTTATTGGTTAAAGGGTAGGGGTTTTTTAAACATCAACACATTTTATATGACAGCCAAATTCTTTGATGGTAGTACGGGTCAATTCATTAAAATGATGAATACCCAACAAAACTTATTACCAAATATGTATGACTTTCCACCTGAAAGTTATTTCTATTATAAAGTTGATTTGGATTATTTAACACAAACATATCAGGTATTTAATTATCCAACAGGAAACAGAACGGGAACCGTAAGTAATCCCATAAAATGGTATGAATATACAAACCCATAATGGAATCACAAACAATGTACGTTAGGGTATCCCCTGAAGTATTAAAAACAATTATACATGATGTAACTTATTCAGGTGAAACATTTGGTGTTTATTCATCTATGACTGAAACATTGACGGGTGGTACAAACAATACGTCAACGTTAACAGGTTTAACCGTTCCAATTTTGTTATTACAGAATACTGTGGACATGGGATACTATTCAGTATTTGATGGTGCCATTTCACAGATTAATGTTGTAAACAATTTTATATTTTCATCCACGACAGGAAACCCATTTACTTGGAATGTTTATAATACTGCTGATGTGGAATTTAATGCCTATCTGGAACTCTCACAATATTATTTAGATTGGGGTGATGGAAGTCCTGTTATACCCGTAACGGCATACACACCAAATTCTTTGGTACACACTTATAATTCTAACCCAAGTGGTTATACAATTACCTTATCACAAAATAGTCCTTGGGGTAATACAAAGGTATCAAAAAATATTAAAACACCATATGTTGAAGTTCCTGATTTTAATTCAAGTGGAACTGCATACTTTACACCAAATACTGGTTCATGGAGTGCAACACCAATATCCTATGATTATATTTTTACGGGGGATAGTGTTAATTTAGTTGATGCTCAAGTATCATCTGATTACGTAACTGTACCATTTACAATTAGTGGATATACTGATTCAAGGATTAATGACCTTGCACAATACGGACAAAACAAATTTCAATTATTAGTACCTGTTCAAAAAAATAATGTTGATTATGGTATCATAACAGAAATTAATTTGGTTTACACAGCATATACAATTCAAGATATTGATTACTATGATTATTCTGATGGAACAACAATATACTTTACACAATCATCAGGATTAACCGCAGATTGGATGGTTCAAGAACCAATTGTAAAAGATGAATTACTTTTAGGAATAATTTCTCAACCAGAAGTACAATCTAATGTATTTATTGAAAGAGGCAAAAACTCCGCACTTGAAAGGGTACAAAGGATAGGCGAAGTGGACAATCTCGGAGACCTAATAAAATATGGATATAGATTTTTTAATGTAACATAAAATGGCAACAGGAACATACGGAACAATAAGACCGGCAGATGTATCACCCGAAGACGTGAGCATCATAATGAATTACACACCATCAAGAGATGTAACGGATGACTTTCTGTTAACTAGTCTTGACGCTGCGGCAATATTGAGACCATACTTTAATAACGCAAGTACTGGTGGAAATACAAACGAAATATTGGGTGGTCTTTATAATTTAAGATTACCTGCTGATGTGTTTACTCAAATTGGTATATACACATTGTATATTAGACCCGCTGAAATAAGAACAACAATTACTGATTGTGGTGTTTTATCTGCACTTCCAAACGTAAAAGGTATTGTTATTGATTTAAGTAATGTGCCAAGCCAATATGTCAACAAATTTGTTGCCCAAGGACTTGTTGGTTTTAGAGTTGAATATTTAAATGCTGATGGTAGTAAAATACCTAACTTTTTTAGAATTATAACATCAAACTTTTATTGTGAACCAGTTATTCAAAACTTAACTAACACAGTACAAAAGGCTGTTAGATATAGATATACAGAAGGTCAAACTAATTTGGTATTTTGTACTTTATCACCAAGTTCATCACCAACAAACAAACCAAATGCAACTCCGTACATTGGACAACCAGCACAAAGTATTATTTTATCAAACACATATTTTAATCCTTTGACTTTAGAAGTTCAAGTTTCGCAGTATGATATTGATACATTGGGTATTGCCCTTTACGGTAATCAAACTAAATCTATGGAAGATGGTATATACACTATCTATGACGCACAAAATAACATTTACCAACAGTATAACTTGTATGAAATCAAGGATGACTTTAATAACTTGTTATATGAGGTTAAAGATAACAGAGGTACTAATATTGATTTCAGTAAAAGCTATCAAAATATCACAGCACAATAATGGCTAAAAAGTTCATACCAAATACAGCGGCATCAGGAGCAGGTACACCCTTTGATAATATCGTAGGGTTACAAACTGTGCAAGGTGGTGGACTTACACAAGGTAACTTTGAATTTACTCAAGGAATATCTGAAAAATCAAATCGTAATTTTAATATTGGTGTATTTCAATCACCAGTTTCATTAGAAGATTTAAATTTAGATTCTGTTAATGCTTCAAGAGAATTAATTGCTAAAGAATATAGGGTTTATCCAAATTATGATTTATCACAAGTAACCAACTTTACAATCTTTGGTTCATTACAAAAAAGATTTGAAGTATCGGTTCAAAGAATACTTAATTTTTTTCCAGCGGCTATTGAAATTGATGCGTTGTATTATGACTTCACATCAGGTGAGACTGCGTATGATATTGTTTATGATTCAGTTGCTAATGAAACTGAATTAACAATTGATGTTGCAAGAATTAAAAATCCATTTTCAATTGACTATTCTGTTAATTCAGCAATTAATCTACAAAACAGAGAGCAAGAGTTTTCACCATTAAGAGATTTAACAAATAGATATAGAGATTATAGTTTATCTGTTGATGAAAACCTTTATCAAATTATTGATTTTACGTCATCATCAAGTTTGTATAGTGGAACCATAAAAGTTATTGTTATTGGCAATCCATTTAGTGGAGACGTTTCAACATACAAGTCATTGGTTATTAGACCAAATGATTATTACGTTGAAAAAGCGTTTTCTGAAGATTTTGACCAAGTAGAACAATTTTTATTAAACAGATTGGTTCTTCCAATTTATACTGCGACATTTAATGTTCCTGTTGATTCAGACAATGGAGTTGCATCAGTACAAACTAAAAATGTTACATGGCAGAAAGATGGTTTATGGAACTTAGATATTAGAACTCAAAGTTTTACAAATTATTTGGAAACATTAAATGTTATTGGTTCTGAGTTTGATGCTTTTAAAACTAACTTAATTGCTCGTTTCTTAGTTACAGAATCTTTGTTAGAGTTTGATACTGATGACCACCGAGTTGCGAAGGTATTACAAATTTACGGAAGAAGTTTTGACCAAATTAAACAATTTATAGATGCGTTGGCATATATGAATTCGGTAAACTATACGCCAGGAAATGATATCCCATCAATGTTGTTGAAAAACTTAGCACAAACATTAGGTTGGAGTACAAACATTTCACCAATTTCAAATGAAAACTTTTTAGACTCAGTTTATAATTCAACGGGTGTAACACAATACGCAGGTTATTCAAGAGAATATACACCATCAGAATTAAACTATCAGTTTTACAGAAATCTTATTCTTAATTCGGCATACTTGTTTAAATCAAAGGGAACAAGACGTTCAGTTGAATTTACATTAAGATTGGTTGGAGCTCCCGATGCGTTGATTGAGTTTAACGAACATGTATATGTTGCTGACCAAAGAATCAATATGAAACAATTCAACGAACAGTTCGCCCAAATTACGGGTGGAACTTATGTTGAAAATATAACCACCTATGAGTCTGGTACAACATACTCAATTTACGGAACGCAATATACGGCATTTACATCAACAACTGAATTATTTTTAGTTGACCAAGTTAGGGATGATTATCCTGTTGATGAATTTGGTTATCCACAAGCACCTGTTAATACAGATGACTATTATTTTGAAAAAGGTGCTGGTTGGTTTGAATCTACACCACAACATAGAAGTCCGCAAGTTGTAAATGTAACTCAATCAGTCTTTACGGGTAATAGTCCAAATGTTCAAACAACATTACAACCATTTACATATGGTCAGGAATATTTTAACAAGTTTAGAAAATTCCCTTATATGAATTTGGGTTACAATTTAAAATTAACTCCTGATAATAAAAAGAGTTGGCAACCACCCGCATATAGAGTTAGTACAGAATCAGGATACAATGCTTATTACTATGCTGCAAGTGATAAGTTAGTGTTAAACGCCAAAAATGTGGATTTATTTATGAATCCATCTCAGGGTATCTTATATAATGTCTGGAAGATGTCACGAGAAAATAACTATCCAATTCCAAATTCAGGTATGTCACCAACATATCCAAGTTTGGGAACATATGATTGGACATTTATTAATCCTGAACCAAATAAAAAGACATTCTTTGAATTTGCACAAACATACGTTAACTCAACAATAAATGCAAGAAACAGATGGTATTCAACTGATGGTAAAACAAGTGGATATCCTGAATTATTAAACATTTATTACAATTACTTATTATCAGAACAAAATGTTGGAATACCAAATGATAATTTCACATATCAAAAATTAATTGAATATGTTGAAGGTCTTGGTCCATATTGGATTAGATTGACACAACAAATGATTCCAGCATCCACAATATGGAATACTGGTACTCGTTTAGAAAACTCATCACTTCAAAGACAGAAATATGTTTATAGAAGACAAAGAGGTTGTCAGTTAATACCTATCACAAATGACCCATGTTTAGCGAGTGGTCAATTATTCTCATATGATTGTACAACTGAGAATACAACATGTGCAATTTATCCTTGGATTGGTGTCAATACTTCAACTGTTAGTTCATTCTCTGAAATTTTATACAGTGTTTTATATTCTTACTTAAATAGTCAAGGTTATCAATTATCTGATTGTTTAACAAACACATTATATTCTCAATGGTATGTAAATGTTAAAATTGATGGAACAACATTGATTAATACCAAATTCTTTGAAGGTTATGGAACATCTCAAGTTCCAAGTAATAGTCAATGGAAATCAGCATTAATATTAAACCTTTCACAATTGATAAATGATGGTTATTATTTCTTTGTGAATGGTAATAGTGTAACGGTATACAATTTAACATGTGCTACAACAACCGCTGTAAGTACATTACAAATAAACGTAGGAGTTAATATTGATATCACTTGTCAGTAATGAATAACATAAACCAAATATATTTAATAAACAATGGCATTAGTTAATAGGTTATTTTATAGTTGTGCATTTGGTTTCGGTGTTACAAAAACATTTCAAATTGATACTGCAGGAACTTGGGTTAATAACCAAAGTAGTGTCATATATTCTGGTGATGGTGCTTGTTATGTTTACACAACTAGTTCATCAATATCTTCACCAAAACAATCATATGCTACTGAAGAGTATAGTAATTGCTCGGCATGTCAGACAGCAAACCCTGATAATTTATATTATACATTTTCATCTTGTTGTGATAACACAACATTTAGTATAAGAAGAGGTGATTTTGAATTAGATTCATTATTTTATGATGGTAATATTTTTTATTGGAATATAAGTAGTGGTGGAACATCATTATTTACGGGATGTACCACAGCAATTACAAATTACACTGGTAATACCATTTATGCTGGTAGCGCCTACTCTACTAATTCATCATACCTCCAAGGTTGGGGTAGCTGTGCGACTTGTGAAATATATGCACCTTGTGTTGTAACTCCAACACCCACACCAACACAAACTCAAACACCAACTGTAACGCCCACAATTACTCCAACACCTACTGTGACACCAACAATTGGACTATCACCAACTCCGACACCAACAGTAACTTCAACAATTACGCCAACACCAACAATTACACCAACAATTAGTGGTTTTGGAAATGGAAATACATTTGGTTATGAATTATTTGTGACAGGAACTTGTGAAAATGGTGTGGGTAGTATTGAAATTGTTGCTACAGGAGGAACACCACCATATACTTTCAATTGGTATGACCCAAATCTTGGAACAGGTACATATAAAACTAATTTATCTGCAGGAACGTATCTAATAAGAGCGAATGATTCAACGGCACCTGTAAATAGTGAATTTTATATTAACGCCACAGTATCATCAGGAATTTCTTTAAGTTTTATATCAGAAACATATACAACTTGTGGATTAAACAATGGTTCATACACGGTATCTGCAAGTAGTGATAATAGTCAAATAACATATTATCTATATGATTCTTATGGACTTGTGGATTCAAAGACAACAACTAATGATTTAGCCATTTTTGACAATTTATCTGCGGGAACTTATAATGTTATAGGTGTTAGTGCTGCAGGATGTTCGGCATCAACAGAAACTTGTATTATATATTCATCAAATACGTTAGAGTATGGATTCTATATTGTTAATGATACACAATGTGCTAGCCCAACAGGTAAAGTTTATGTTACAGGTGTTACAGGAAACTCACCCTTCACATATTTGTGGAATGATGGAACTACGGGAACATCAATTACGGGTTTAACTCAAGGTATATATGAAGTTACGGTAACATCAGGTGATGGTTGTGTTTTATCACAGACTGCGGTTGTTGACTTTGTTCCATCATTAGGACTTGGTTCTTGGAGTGCACAAACACCTGGTTGTTTTGAAGCCAATGGTTCACTATTACTCACCATTACAGGTGGAACAGGACCATATTATTATTCAGCGTCTACAGGTTATGTTGATGTAACATACGCAACACAATATTTGTTTACAGGGTTAAGTGCCGGTGTGTTTAGTGTTGCAGTTACTGACGCAGCATTATGTAAAGTAGATTTTGGAACTACATTAGCAACACCAGGAACATTTAGTAGTATTGATATTAACGCAACAAATTCATTTTGTAGTAAAACTGATGGACAGATTAGTATTGATATACAAGGTGGAACCGCACCGTTTACATATACTATTGTAAGACCTGATTCATCGTCAACAAATATAACAACAAATTCAAACACCTATATTTTTACAAATTTAGAAAGTGGTGATTATACAGTATTTGTTTCTGACAACTCATCTTGTGGTTATAGTCAAGATGTGACAATTTTTGCTGAAAATAAATACACCGTAACAACAAGTACCGAAGCAACCGCTTGTGGTATGAATAACGGACAAGCAACAATCACACTTTCAACAGGTGGAACCGCACCTTATCTATATCAATTAAGTAATGGTGTTTCAATTAACTCAAGTTTGTCGGCAACAACATTTAGTTCGTTGGGTGGTGGTGATTATACATACACAGTTACAGATGCGGATGGTTGTATACAAACAGGAATAGTTTCAATTGTAACGGGTACACCAATTTTATTTTCATTATACCCAACAAGTTGTGGAACTGGTTCGGGTGGAACAATGACAGCCCTTATTTCATCAGGAACACCACCATTTACATTTACTTGGTCGGATAATGTTTCAGGTAATCCACAAACAATAACTGTGTCAGGTTTAACAGGTGGGACATACACATTAACATTGGTTGATGCAAGTGGTTGTACTCAAACAAGAACTTCAAATGTGAGTTGTAATCCAATTGAAACAACATATCAAATATTTACAATGTGTGAAAGTGATTTCCAATACACATCAGGAACCAAACGTGGTATTCTTCAAATGTTAAATGATGGTTACTATGATTTAACTTCGGGAAATACAAATTGTTTATTAAGTGCCACAACATTTGTTGCTCAAATTGAAGTTAGTGGCGTAACATACAGTCAATCATTCTACACAGGTACAACCTTATTAGATATACCAACAGATACTCAATGGTATGATACTGTTGAAACATTATTATTAACAGTTCCTGGCGTTTCATCGGTGACAATTGATACATCATCAAGTGTTATTACAATACAAACAGATGGTGAACTTGCCAATCAACAAGTTATTATAGACTTGATAATCCAATATGATATTAATTGTGTAAGTTAATGGCAAGAATAGAAATTTCATCAATCACGGGGGCATCACCATTTGATGTTTATGTTTCTGATGTATATGGAAACAATCAAGTTTTTATTGCGACAATTAATACCGCAGTACCTCCTGTAGAATATTTTTATTTGCCGTCTTTGTATGATAATGCTCCGGCAATTATGTTGACAATTGTTGATGGAAATGGTTGTTCTAAATTTAAAATTCTTGAGTGTAGATACGGTTGTGGATTTGCAATTCAAGTTGTTGCTGCTGATTGTATTTACAATATTACCATCGCAACATCAAGTTGTACCTTTGATGTCATTGCCGCAAATCCAAGTTGTGATTTATGTTTAAGTTAAAAAAACTTAAATACTTAAATAAAAATTTCCAAAAGTATAAACTCCTTGTATTTATATAAGAAATTATATTATAGATGGCAGTTACTTATGACATTATTGTAGTAAACGAAGCGGACGGATGTTTAAACTCCGTAACCCAACAATATACTGTTACAGCATGTACTCAATATGTTATTGTTAGATTTGATGGAACCAACAATGCTATTGGTCCTTTTGATATTTACACAGGAACTACAGGTACTACTGCGGTATATTCTGCGGCTACAAGACAACAAATGTTTGATGGTGTTGCCGTTGAACTTTCGGACCCTGCGGCTTGTTCAGGATTAACCCCAACTCCAACTAGAACCGTAACACCAACACCGACAATAACACCAACAAATACGCCAACTGTTACAACAACACCAACAATAACACCAACACCAACAATTAGTGTAACACCAACAATAACACCAACACTAACACCAACAATTTCAATTACGCCGAGTGTTACACCAAGTATTACTCCAAGTATTACACCAACTACAACGGTAACACCAACTCTTACTCCAACTAAAACTCCAACTCAAACTCCGACTAATACACCAACTAATACTGTAACACCAAGTATTACTCCAAGTATTACTCCAACAATTAGTATAACACCAAGTATTACTCCAACTAATACTCAAACACCAACTAATACCCAAACACCAACAATAACACCGACACCTACTATTAGTGTGACTCCAACAATTACACCTACAGTTACACCATCATCAGCTGGATTCTTGGCGTATGTATTTGCGGAACCTATTAATGCTGGTGATACCACAACATTAGATACATGGGCTGGTTCAAATGGTGCTGTTGAGTGGGGTAGCTATAATGGTGGTGGTGGACCTCCAAACAATAGTGGTGGAAATTATAGTAATGATTTAGATGTTTACGCTCACCAACCATCATTTGTTAGTGGAGGTGGTAATTTTGTAACACCCGTTACATTTAGTTCACCAATAAATCAATCTACATATTTGTTTAGTAGTATTCAAGTATCGTCTACTGTTGTAAATTCAGCACTTCAATATTTCTATAGTATTTGGTTACCATTAAATGGTATTGGTGGAACATTAAACAATTATCAAATTGATTTGGGTACAACACCTTCTGGTAATGAGATATTTGATGATTTACCATCAATAACACCTACTACTAACGCATATAATGTTATTGTTACACCAGGAGCGGCAATTCCTGCGGGTACTTATAGAGTACTTTGGATAACACCTAATTTACTATACCCTGGTTCTCTACCATTAACTGGCTCAATATATTTCACAGGAGCGGCTAAAACATAAAAAACAGTAATCTATTTATAATAAAAAAATGTCGTTTCCTTATAAAAATCCCGTAGCTAACGTAACATTAACAGCTCCTGAAGGTGTTGCAATAAATTCATTCGTAGGTACAAACTTTTCAGTATCTCAAATTGGTGGATATCAAGAAGTATATTATTTAAATAATTTAGAGCTCGGTTTTTCTGGTACTGGATTACAACAATTATCGGGAAATACCATACCAATTCAAATTAGTATTGGTACAAATACTGGTTTATCATATACAACATTAACACTTAATTCGGATAACATTTCTTCGGGAAGAAGAAGGTTAGGTATGCAAGTATATGTTCAGGAAACAGATACGGTATATCAATATACTATTCCAAATTATGATGCTTTATGGAATTCTGTTACAGGTTTAACAGGTTCATCTGCAGTAACAATATCATCTACATTTACTACGGTAAACGCTCGTTCTCAGGCTGGTAAAGATTTTATAACCGCTTGGACTGCTTCAACCATTGAAGGTGTTAGTGGTGTTACTAGAAACGACGCTAGATGGAGAGTATTTTATGGTACTGATGTTCAAATAACAGGTGGTACATATTTTTCAGGTACACAAGTGTTAGATTTAGTTAATAGTACTGGTGGTACTATTACAATTACAGGTTTTACTGGTACCATAACAGGTGGAACTTATAATAGCGGATTAGGTGAGTTAACTTTAAATAATAGTGATGGAAGTGATGTTGTAATAACAGGATTTACATCAGGAGGTGGTAGTCCTCTTAGTGTTGGAGATGGTACTACAACTGTAGCCAATGTCACAGGTATGACATTTAGCGGTGCGACCGTTATTAATAATACTGGAGGTTCAATTACCGTAGTTATTACGGGAAATACTGGAACAAGTGGAACTTCAGGTGTTAATGGTATTTCAGGAACAAATGGTTTAGATGGAACATCTGGAACTTCAGGTTCAAGTGGAACTTCAGGAACGAATGGTTCATCGGGAACATCAGGTACAAGTGGTATTAGTGGTGTTGATGGTTCATCAGGAACTAGCGGAACATCGGGTATAAGTGGTTCATCAGGAACTTCAGGTACAAGTGGTTTAAGTGGAACATCCGGAACAGATGGTTCATCAGGAACTAGCGGAACTTCAGGTACAAGTGGTTCATCAGGAACGTCAGGTTCATCAGGAACATCAGGTAGTTCAGGTACAGATGGTACAACAGGTTCATCAGGAACATCAGGTAGTTCAGGAACGGATGGTACTTCTGGCTCAAGTGGTACATCTGGTACATCGGGTGTGAATGGTATTTCAGGAACAAATGGATTAGACGGTACAAGTGGTTCTTCAGGAACATCGGGTACTTCAGGTACGAGTGGTTCATCAGGAACGGACGGTACAAGTGGTTCTTCAGGAACATCAGGTATTTCAGGAACTAGCGGTACATCAGGTTTAGATGGAACATCAGGTACAAGTGGATTAGATGGAACTAGCGGTACTTCAGGTATTTCAGGCACATCAGGTACTTCAGGTTTGGATGGAACATCAGGAACTAGCGGAACAAGCGGTTCTTCAGGAACATCAGGTACTTCAGGTTTGGATGGAACATCAGGTACTTCAGGTATTTCAGGAACTAGCGGTACATCAGGTACTTCAGGAACATCAGGTACAAGTGGATTAGATGGAACTAGCGGTACTTCAGGTATTTCAGGAACATCGGGTACAAGTGGATTAGATGGAACTAGCGGTACATCAGGTATTTCAGGAACATCGGGTACAAGTGGATTAGATGGGACTAGCGGTACA